ACCAACAATTACACAACCAACGACAAGAAATTAAACGACTGCGATTATTGTTAGTGCAGATACAAAGCGAGGCCCTAATCAAAATCCAATTGTTAAAAAAGGAAATAATAAACCCACGGGTTGATTTTAACGATGCACCCAACCATTGGAAGGAAGTATTGAGGGCGGTTTGCACAGTAACCGAATTAACACCAGATGAAATACTTTGCCCATCACGGAAACGGGCATCGTTATACGCCCGTCACATGTTCAACTTTATTTGCAGAAAAAGATTAGGGATGCCGTGGGCGGAAATTGGGCGGATCATCCATCGGGACCATTCAACGGCAATCAATTCTGTAAACGAGTTTAGCAACATTTTGTACACCGATAAGGAGGTGCAAAGGCAATACGCCAAAGTGTGTGTATTATTGAACGAGGTATTATGAACATCATAAATTTTAGCGGTGGCCGAACATCCGCGTACATGGCCAAACGCTTAATTGATGAAGGTGGACAATACATTGTTACTTTTCAGAATACGGGAAAGGAGATGCCACAAACACTTGAATTTATTAATGAGTGTGATAAGCGTTGGAATCTAAACATAGTGTGGTTGGAGTATCGTAAACCCGCAACCTTTGAAGTGGTAACCTACGAAACCGCATCACGCCAAGGCGAACCATTTAATCAATTATTGGAACAACGACCCTCTGGAATACCTAATCAACAATTCAGATTCTGCACGATGGAATTAAAAATTGAGACATTGCGAAGATATTTGAAATCACTTGGGATAAAGCAATACACATCTTTTAACGGGATAAGGTATGACGAACCAAGAAGGTGGGCAAAGATAAACGCAACTGATTTAGATGTTGAATTGCCATTGGTTAAGTGGAAAACAACAAAGCCAGATGTATTGAGTTGGTGGAAACAACAAGCATTTGATTTGATGGTGAATGAACCATACGGAAATTGCGATGGGTGTTTTTTGAAAGGCAAAGGCAAGTTGTCAATTATCGCCAAAGAAAAACCCGAATTATTTGATTGGTGGATCAAACACGAAACGGAATCGGGAAACACATTTAAGAAGGAAATCAGTTACCAACAAATCAAAGACAAGGCACAATCACAACTTGGGTTGTGGGATGATGACCCATCGTTTGAGTGTTTCTGCAATGTAGATTAGGGGGTTAACAACAAACCCCGTTTCAGTCGTTTTATAATTAATGATTGAATCAAAAACCATATTAGTACCCACATCGTTAAAGGATGTAAAGTTGCATCAAATGTTGGCGTACCAAGGTCTTAAAGAAGACATGGAAGATACCCAACGCCAGTTGGAAGCGGTATCAATTTTTTGTGAGTTGACAATGACCGAGGTCATGGCCATGCCGTTTGATGTATTGCAAAAGGCCGTGGAACGCATCACATTGATGTTGACAGAACAACCGACATTCACGCCCAGGTTCAAAATGGATGGCATTGAATACGGGTTTATTCCAAACTTGGATGATATGTCGGTGGGTGAGTTTATAGACATTGAAACATACACAAAGGAAACACACGATTTGTGGAAGGTGATGAGTGTGTTGTATCGCCCCGTTACCCATAGCGGACAGAATGGAAGGTATGAAGTCGCACCCTATTCGGCAAACCTTGTCACGGGTTTCAAGGATTTAGATTGCAACACCGCATTTGGGGCAATGGTTTTTTTTTGGAGTTTAGGAATCGACTTACTGAATTCTATCCAGAAGTATTTGGAGGGGCCGATGGGTCAGCAGATGAAAACCGCCTTACCAAAAAATGGGGATGGTTTGGAATGGTCTATCGACTCGCTTCAAGAAATTTCCTACAATTGGAAAATGTCTATACTAAAACCATTCACACCGCTTTGTATTGGACCGCTTACGAAAGCGACATTGCGGAAATGGAACAAAAAATTATTAAGCAAAGTTACAAGCGATGAACAATAATCACATAGGAACCGCATTTAAGGTATTCAAAGACATCGCCACGGATGAGGGATGGAATTATAGCCACGGCACATTAACGGAGTTGGACTTCAAAGCGTTCACGGTATTCCCGTTGATGCACTGTTCAATTCAATCCGTATCGTTGACCGACCAAATTGCATCCATCCAAATGAACATTATGATTGCGGATCGTGTGAACTTTTTGAAAGGTGAGAACGAACAAAAAAACCTAATCACAGTTTACGACAAATATGGTTACACAGAGAATCAAAACTATGCACACATTTTACAAGAAATGTATGTGCAGATGTCAAAGGGGTTATGGAAATTAGAGCAAGATTATTTTAGCCAAATACAATTCCAACGCCCAATCGTGTTTAATCCGTTTGTGGAAACGATGGATTCGGTATTGGCGGGATATCAAATAAGTGTCACCATTGACTTAATCAACCCGTGGGTTACTGATGGCGATTGCGTTTAGAAATAGCGTTGCCGTTGTTGCGGAGTATTCCAAGAAGTGGGCAATTGCTTGTCGCAATATGTTGGAAATAAAACGCCCACGAACTTCAATCCGTGCCAAGTGGAAAAAGGTTGGCGGTGGATGGCAAGTGGTATCAGCAACCAAAAAGACATTCCGTGGTAATTATGTGGCATCGGGTCAATTGGTGGCATCCATTCAACCCGACCCAAAGGGTTTGACATTGGGTGTCAGTATGAACAAGACGGCCGACTATGTACAAAACGGAAGGAAACCAGGTAAAGGCATTCCACTTGATTCAATGCGTGGATGGGTTAAAATGAAACGCATCCAACCAAGGGATTTATCAACGGGTAAATTCAAATCAAAAGCAAACGAGGAAGGGATGAGATTCATGATGAATAGGAAAATAAAGTATTTCGGTATTGAGCCATTCCCATTTGTAAACCAAGCAAGACAACAAATTTTACCATCGTTCAACAAAGCGTTGACCAAAGCGATGAAACAAGATATTCAAAAAGGATTATTTAAGCGATGAACTTCACAGAACAACCAAGTAGCATAGTGGGTGCAAATTCCCCATTGATTTACCAAGCGTTTGATAGCAATTACGCGGTCAGTGGTTTTTACTATTTATTCAATGTTTATGTGTGGAGTGGCACGGCAACATTACCAGCAACGCCCGTGGCAACCATTAACAGATTGCCCGACCAATTTGGTGGCGGAAGGGGGTGGATTGATGTTCATAAAATTGTAACCCAATACATTAAGCGTGATTACTTTTTAACGGGTACTTACAAACCAAACATTGGTGAGGGTGCAATGCGAGTGGTGGTAACTTGCCAAGGATTTTATTCAAGTACATCAACGGCAAAAATCACTTCTAACACGATATTAGCCACACAAGGGTACACATACACCCAAGATGGATTTAATGTCGGCTACGGGGCTAAATATGTATATACGGACAAATCACAAGTTACATTGACAACCGACACACCCCAAGCGTATTTATGGTATGATGCAAGTGTGATTACATCCATCACTTGTGGGAGTGCAACTGTGACCCCGAATGCAATTACCACTTCATCGCAGTTGATCCAAGGAATTGAAATTAAACAATTAATGACGGCGGGTGGGGTATGGGGTACAAACGCCAATATCACATTTGTAAAAACGGGGGATGATGTTGTCATGCCCGTGGTGTTTGATTGCCAAAACAAGTATGGTCAACAAGATGCGTTGTATCTAAATAAATATGGAGTTTATGATTCCTATTTGTTTAACGCATTGAGCCGTGATAATTACGGAATTGAAAAAGAAACATACTCACAACCGATTTTCAAACAAGCGAGTTTAGGCCAGGATTGGAGTTATGGCGTAGGTATTACCACATCGTATTTGGTAAACTCAAAATTGACCATGATGGTGAACACGGATTGGATCAACGAAGCGGATATTGATGCGATTGAACAAGTGTTTTATTCAAACAACATTTTAATGTTGGATGGTAACATCGTATTGGCTGCGAGGGTGGTTGACACCGCAATGGAAAAGAAAAAGCAAATCAACGAAAATTTGATTCAGTACACTATACAATTTGAATACAGTCAACCAAAGATTAACAAGATTGTACGATAATGGAGTTAAGATTTTCATTGACCATCGACAACGGGGTTGAAGATACCATCACCCCAATCATGACGGCCTTGGCAACCAGGGCTGTTGGTGGTTTTACAGAAGGCCAACAATGTTGTATTGAAAAATTAGAGGCATTGGGCGG